CAAAGGCTTTCCAGGAGCAAGTTGATGCTGGTGAAATGTTACCAGAGCGTATGCAATTGGAAATGGAAAAAATTGTAAAAAACAATGAAGCAGAATTAGCTAGTATGGAAATACAGTTGATGGCTGAAATGCAAAAGCAAATGTCTATAGTGGACAATATGGTCATTACATATGAGCAATATAATATATTAAAAAAAGAAGAAGAGTTTGCAAAAACTATTGTGGAGCACGTCGTATTTCACAAACCTCAAGTCAAATTAACAAAAGTATGTGGAGATGTTACTTTGGACGAAACATTGTTGCCAGGTGGTCATTATCCAATTATACCTTTTTCATATAAATGGACAGGGACACCATTTCCATTGAGTGCCGTTTCACCCTTGGTTGGTAAACAAAGAGAAATCAACAAAGCTCATCAGCTTATGATACATAACGCCTCACTCGGATCTAGTTTACGTTGGATTTATCATGAAGGATCTGTTGACACTGATTATTGGGAAAAGTTTGCAACAGCTCCAGGTGCTTTATTGCCAGTTAACCAAGGGTATGAACCTCCAAAGGAAATATTACCCGCTCAACTAAGTAATGCTTTTTATACTATAGTTGATACTGGAAAAGCTGATATGGAATACTTAGCTGGTATTTATTCAACTGCTATGGGAAATTCTGATCCTAATGTGGAAACCTACCGAGGTTTATTGGCGTTGGATGAATATGGAACACGACGTGTAAAACAATGGTTGAAAAGTTCTATAGAACCAGCCTTAAAGCATATGGGCGAAGTAGTAAAAGATTATACTCAATCGGTTTACAAGGCACATAAAGTAATGCGCATTGTTCAACCAAATAATATTAATGAGGAAAAGACAGTTGAAATCAATGTTCCAATTTATAACGATTACGGAGAAGCTATCGGTAAATGGAATGATTATGAAACTGCAAAATTTGATGTCCGTATTGTAGCGGGATCTACGTTACCTTTAAACAGATGGGCTTATCTGGCTGAATTAAAGGAATTAATGCAGTTAGGAGTTGTGGATGATATCGCAGTTCTTGCTGAAACAGATATTCGAAATAAAGAGAATATTGTTAAACGTAAGAGTCTATATAGTCAATTGCAATCGCAATTAGAAGATATGGAAAAAACGCTACAAGATAAAGAAGGGACAATCGAAACACTTGAAAGACAGCTGGTACAGGCTGGGATCAAGAATAAGATCATGCAAGGTGATGTCGAAATTAGTAAAGCTGCTCAAGATGCTAAGGCATCTTATGGCAGAAGTGCTGATAAAGTCAAAGCAGAAGCTGATCTTACAAGAAGGAAAATGAAACTCGAATCTAACGCCTTAAGTGGCAAAGGAGAATAATAATGAGTGAAAACCAAGGTGCGGCAAACCCAGAAGTTGCTGAAGAAACATCTACCAACGTAGAGGCTAGTCCTAGCCAGGAAGATGTTAATGAAGCAGTATTTGGCTCCGCAGATGGATTCTTCGATGCTTTAGATCGTGACGTGAATGGCGCGATCATTGACGACGAAGATAACGAAATCCAAGAGACAATGGACACCTTACCAGATATGGTAACGCAGCAGGAAGATAACAATTCCACAGAAGCTGCCCCTACTAGTGAAGGTGTAGATTGGGAAAAACGTTATAAAGACTCCTCTAGGGAGGCTCAAAAAATGAAAGCCAAACTAGACGAAGTTGAAACGTTCAAGCCATTCATTGAGTCCCTCAAAAGTGATGAGGGAATGGTTCAAACAATAAAGGAATACCTAGAACATGGACGAAAGCCAGTAGATATGACAGAAAAACTTAATTTACCCGACGATTTTGTATTTGATATGGACGAAGCTGTTCAGAAGCCGAATAGTGATTCGGCAAAGGTATTTAACAATATGGTTGATAATCTTGTTAATACAAGAGTTCAAAATGAATTGCAAACTGAAAGAGATACAAGAACAAAGGAGCAGAGAACTGCTGAACAGCAACGAGCTGCTGCTGAATTTAAAGATCGACATAAGATTAGCGATGATGATTTTGATAGTATGATGGATTGGGCAGATACTCATCAGATTTCTTTTGATGATATATATTTTCTCAAAAATAAAGACAAGTTTATGGGCAATGTTGCAAAAAGTACCAAGTCTGATATGCTGAACCAGATGAAAGCTGTGCGTAGTATACCTACATCAGCAAGTGCGACTAATAGCGCTGCAAAACCAGAAACTGACCATAATAAAGCAGTTTTTAAAGCATTATTAGAATCAGATGGGGGAATTGACAATCTATTTGGTTAAGTCCTTAACTAAAAGGAGTTAAAAATGGCTGATAATCCTAAATTTTTATCGGCTTTGGCTCAAGCTAATTCAGGTGTTGTCGCTACCGATGGTGGCGGTATTGGTGATCTTAGGCGAAGATATAATTTTGGTCCTATGGTCTCTGAATTAGGAATTGACCAAACCCCATTTTTTCGCTTCCTATCAATGGCAGCGAGAAAACCAACTGATGACCCAGAATGGAAATCAGTAGAACAAAGACATAGCTGGATGAAACGTTATTGCTATGTAAGCGCAATAGATTCAAATGCTACATCTTCAAATTATGATGATGATGGTCAAGCATATACTGAACTAAATCTAGTTGCAAGTAAATTAGACAAGGATTCAGAATTTGGAATCCAATTGCAAGCTGATTATAAATCAGCTGGTAATGTGCAATCTATCTTAGGACAGACTGCAATTGCTATTGGAGCTTCAGGTACAAAACCTCAGTTCCTAATGCCTGGACAATTACTGAAGATACCTATTCGCAAACATGATACTGCGGTACATTCATTAACTGATAATGAAGTGCCAGATTCTACGAAGTATGACGAAGATTACATTGTTGTGCGTATAATCAGTGTTGTTACAGCTGCTGCGTCTAATCCAGTTTCTGAAGCTTGCCATGCTTACGTTAAAGTAGTTCGTGGCATATCAGAAGGTGCTTATGAGTATTTTTCTGTTCCTGGTGGACAGTGGAATAATGGCGGAACCAATTTCGACGTTTTTAGCTTAGCTTCACCAAAAGAAGGCGATAAATGCTATGTAGTTGGTAGTGCGCACGCAGAAGGATCAACCTTTCCTGATAGCTGGAAAGATTCTCCCTTCAAAGATGTCTATGGACTATGTCAGATATTCAAAACCACTTGTCAGATGACAAACACAGCTAGGGCAACCCAGTTGAAGCTTGTTTCTGATGAATGGGCTAGAATGTGGAAACAAAAGCTCATAGAACATAAGTGGGATATTGAAACCGCATTGCTTTTTAATTCAAAAGGCACTGATGGTACTATTCGATACTCACAAGGTGTTATAGATTACATTTTAAATAATGGTAACCTCTTTGACATGGATTTATCTAAGAAAACATCTGATGATTTCTTAGAAGATATGTCTAATTATGTCGATCCTCGATATAATAATGCTGGAGCTACCTTATTTATGGTATCTACCGAAGTGTACAACTGGTTGCATAAATTATCTGGATACTTTGCAAATAATGCTGCAAACGTACAACCAGGTGGTTATGATGGAACTGCTAGTAGCGCTGCTTTTGCAGCTGGTTCCTCATCTGCGTCATTAGGACGTGCTGATATGGCAATTAGCGGAAAAGGCAAAAAGTTCGGATTGGACATTACGAAAATATCTACTCCTTATGGAGATATGAATGTTACTCGTAACATCCATCTAGACGGTGCGCAATCTGCAGCTAAAATTGTAGCTGTCAATATGAAACATGTTGCTTACAGACCATTGGTCGGTAATGGCGTGAATCGTGACACTTCAATTTATGTTGGTGTACAGAGTCTTGAGAATACTGGTGTTGATAGACGAATTGACCTCATACAAACTGAGGCTGGTTTGGATATTGTAATGCCAGAAGCTCACGCAATATGGAAGTAACGACAAAGTAAATGGATGGGGAGTGTGCAGTCTAAGCCTCCTGACTGCCCTCCCCCACTTCCAGAAAGGAAAATATGGCAAGTTTTACAACGCAAGTAGAAGCATTAGCAGGTTCTTCATCAGGGACTCAAATTAGTCAATGGTTAAACGATGCTGTAAAAGATATTGTAGATCGTATCGCTAAATCAGACCCAAGTCAACTTGAACAGTTTGGAGGGCAAGTTGGACATTCTGACAATGGATCTGGTGTGGGCGTATCTAGTCATCATCGTATTCTTAATGTAGTTAGGGGTTCAAAAGTTGCAACTAAAATTCCAGCTTCTAATAGATTTGAAGCTGCAAATAGCGATAGTTTATTGTATGCTTCAGAAGAGTATCCTGTTTGGTATTTGCGTAATGGTAATGTACATATTTTACCAACAACTAGTAACAGTGCCGTAGGCTCTGTTGATGTTGCTAAGTATGGGACTGTATCTGATACAAACACTCCATCTATATCTAATTTCCCAGTAGAATATTATCCAATGGTTGTATTATATGCAGCTATAAAAGTTTTAAATGAAAAATTGGTCGGCTATTCGCTACCCTCATCTATATCGCTACCAACGTTAGTGTTGCCCAGTGTGCCAACACTACCAGATGCACCAGCTTTAGCAAGTGTGCCAGTAGCACCAACAATAGATCTCTCTCTCGTTAGTAGCGTTACATCAGTGTCTATGCCAGACGATATTAGTCTTCCCACTTTTGTTCCAATAGCCGACCCAGTTATTGGTGATCTAGATTTATCTAGCGTCACTCCTCCTCCAGTACCAGATCCTCCAGTATTTGTTATTGGGGATGCGGCATTGCAACAAGAATATGATGCTTCTAGAGCTATAACTCTAGGAACAACTCCTCCTGACTATACTCCTCCAGTAATGAATACTCCAGATTGGAGCGATGCTGATGATTGGGTTAGTGATGCAACTAAAGGAGAAGATCCTGAGATGGTCCAGGCTAGAATGGCAGTTATTAATGGTCAGATACAGGAGTTTTCTTCTAAACTTCAAGATTCGTTAAATAAGTTTAATGAAGATAATGCAAAGTATCAGGCTGAAAATCAAAGCGATTTGACTGAATGGCAAGCTAATACTCAAGCACTTGTTGAGAAAATGTCTTTAAGCACTAATGTTGATCTTCAAAATAAAGCACAAGATTTACAAAGACATATACAAGAATATGCGAGCACAATGCAAAGATATCAAGCAGAGATGAGTAAATATCAAGCTGACTTAAATGAATTAGTTGTAGTTTGGACAAGCAATGAAATGCAAGTTGAGTTTGCAAAATGGCAAGCAAAATTTCAACAAGAGCTATCTGCATATCAAGCAAAAGTAGGTGCGATGCTTCAAGAGTATCAAGCAGATATATCTAAAAAATCTGGTCTTACTCAAGCAGAGGTTGCTAGGTATAGTGCTGAGTTGCAAGAAGAATCAACAAGAATTAATTCTAATTTAAGTAAATATCAAGCTGAGATCGGGTCTTATTCTGCTGAGATTCAATCAAGTTTAAGTTTATATTCAGCAGAAACTCAAAATAAATTGAGTGCTTATACCCAGGAAGGACAAACAAATCTAAGTGCATACGGTCAAAAGGTACAAGCAGTAATACAAGATTTTACAACACAAATGCAGAAAGCTCAGACAGAATATCAATGGATGCAGTCTGAAATACAACTTTTATCAGCTCAATATGAGGGTAAGTTTGCACCTTCTGCTAAACAACAAAGACAAGGAGAATAAAATATGGCAGAAACATATGAAGTAGATTTTGCAGTAAGTATGACTCCAAAGATTAAAAATGATGGCGTTCAGGGCGCAGATCAGTATTATATGGATGATGAAATAGCAAAATCTCTTGGCGGATCAGGTGTATCTGGCGGAATAGATGGGACTACAATTGCAGCAACTGCTGATGAAGTTAGTGGTTGGGATGCAGGCGCTCCTACATACGTTACTTCAAATGGCGGTTCGCTTCCATCTGGAGCAGCTGACACCGCTATTGCTTTTGTAAAAAATACTGGACATTTATATAGTAGTTCTTCTGCTCTAGGAGCAGCTGTTACAAAAACTGCTGGTAAATGGACAACGGCAGAATCTATCAAGGTGTCATTAGGTGGTGGAACTAAAGCTGATGTTACTCTTTATCCAGGCGAAGCTATTGTTTTGCCTAGACTTAGTGCTGGCGCGGTCGTAGTTGCAACTGGATCTGGCTCAGCTCATTTAGCTGTAGAATATGCTAGGATTACAACTTAGGAGTAAAAAATGAAGGTTAAGGAAGTAATGGAGCGTGTACCCACTACTAATTCTGGGTATGCAATTGCATATATAAATGATGCCTTACAAGAATTGCAATTTTTAATTGAAGATAATATGATGGCTGGTATTGAAACATTGGTTGCCAATCAAAGGTATTATGGATTTCCAGCAGATATGGAAGTATTAAAAAGTGTATTAATTAAAGACACTGAAAACGATAAATATGTTCGCATTCAAAGATTACAACACGTTGAAAGCGATGAAAGCGATAATTCATAATGAAAGATTACGGATATTATTTACATGGTAGAAATTTAGCTATTGTTGTTAAAAATGATGATGGAGAGTATGTAACTCCAGATGAAGGTATTGCTAGTGGTATAAAACTAGAATATTTAGCACAACCTGGAATAACTGATTCTGATAATAATCCTCAGTCACTAGCAAGTAAAGAGTCTGATGTATTAGATATTAACAATCAATTAGCTTTAGCTATCGTAGATTATGTAAAGGCTAAATTTGCAGAATCAGAACAAAATTATGACAAAATGCAGTATCATATGAGAGAATTTAAACATAGGGTACAGCGCTATCAAAACAGACGCAGTGGAGATGGGCGTGTTTTAATTACGCCAAATCCATATGCAATTAGATAAAAGGAGAAAAGATGAGTATAGCATTTAGCGGTAAAGGCGTACAAGATTATTCAGTTAGTGAAAGCGTATCGCCTTATACTAAAGCAGTTGTAGCAACTGGCAATGACCAGGATGCTTGTAGAGCAGTTCACATGAAAGGAGCTTCTGCGAGTGTTAATCTAACTGTAGATAATACGGTAGTAGCTTTTTGGTTATTAAAAGGACATACATATCCAATATGTGCTACTAAATCAAGCTCAACAGATGTAGTCTTTCTATACTAATGGCTTGGACAACTCAAGAAGTTGAAGCTACGGCAAATTGGACTTCAAATAAAATTGCACCTAGCTCAACTATATCGTCCCAAGGTAAAGTTGCTACTACAACTACTTGGGCGAAAACAAAAGTAGAAACTACATCTACTTGGACGAAGACAGATTTAGCTATTGACCTAGACGGATGGGCAATACTTGAAGCAGAGCCATTTTATTTTACAGAAAAAAGAAAATGGGATGAATTAAGAATAGCATGGGGAGTATAATATGCCAACAAGTTTAGCGGGCACTAGAGTACAAGATACTTATAAGCAAATATTGCATGTTGATACGACATTAGATAGTAACTTAAAAACTATTTATGATGGGGATGGGACAGCTTCTGTTTTATCTTTAAGTACTACAAAAGTAGGTATTTCTACTCTTTCTTTAGCAGGAACAGATGTTACATCTTCTGCGGTAGAATTGAATTATCTAGATGGCTCTATCCCAGGAACTGCTGTTGCTAGTAAAGCAGTTGTTTTAGATGCAAATAAAAAATTAGATGAAATGGGTCTTGGCTCGGTCCAGTTCTATTCAACTTCTCCTAGCTCAGTTACGGCAGGAGTGTTGAGATATGATGGAACAGATTTATATTTAGGGTATTCTAGCTAATGAGTAAAATGGATATAGAGCCAAAAAGTATTGAGGTTAATATAAAAAATCAACCAAATGTGGAATTTTCTATACATGATACAGAATTATTACTTAGGGTCTTATTGGAGACTCAGTACTCTGGCAGAGATGTTGCTCAAGCTACAGATACTATTGCTAAAGTAAGAGAAGTACATGATAGATTACTTAAAAAAAGAGAATTAATAAAGTAAGGAGTTAATAATGGCTAGTTGGAAAAAGATAGTTGTAGAAGATAGTACAAACCATATAGCACAAACATCGGCTTTGTCCGATCACATGAAGGGAGCTGCTGGATCTAGGTCATTTACAGCTAGTCCTGAATTGTTATTTCAAAATGCAACAGATACGACAGATTCGTTTGCAAAAGGAACTGCTGATCAATGGTTAAGAATGAACAATACAGCAAATGGTCTTGTCTGGGATACATTAGATGTTGCTGGTGATAGTGGGACTGCTTCTGCTTCAACCGCAGGTCTTGCTGTTCAGACTGGAAATGCGAATCAAATAGTTACCGCAGGAAGTGGTAATACAATTACAATAAAATTTCCAGACAATGTTACAATAGAAGAAGATCTATTAATTAATGGTGGAGATTCAAGTAATAGAGGTGGAAAAATTACATTTGGTTTAGGAGAAACGATTGATAATGATACTGATGCTTTGGTAAAAATTACCTCTCCTACTACTGAGGTAACTGGTAATTTAAAAGTTACTGGTAATAATATTCAATCTTCAGGCGGTCAGAATGCTATAACACTAAGTAGCGATGATGTTATAATAAATGGCGATCTTACAGTTTCAGGTTCTACGACAACAGTAAATACAGAAACTATTAATTTAGCTGATAATGTGATTTTTTTAAATAGCAATCATGGCGATACCGATGCTCCAAGTCAAGATGCTGGTTTAACAGTTGACAGAGGAAGCTCAACAGATCAATCAATATTCTGGGATGAAAGTGCAGATGCTTGGGCACTTGGTGAAAATGAATCAAGTCAAGTGTTTGGAACAATTCATGGATATATAACTACAAATCAAACATCTACTTCCAATCCTGGTGGAAGTGATGATGGAAGTGGTTTGGGATCTATGTGGTTAAATACTAGTGATCAGCAAGCATTTATAAGAACTGCTTAGTGCGATTAAGTGATAATGAACTGATGTTTCTAATACAAGCATCAGAGAATGCAAGTATTAAAGGTAAGGATGCAAGATTGGTTGCTCCTATAATAGATAAATTAGTTAAAGAATTTGAAAAGAAAGTAAAGCAGAATGGCGACGTGGAAAAGAATACTACTTGAAGGTTCTGATCTTACCACAGGTGATATAGCTGGACAAGCTATAACTGGTACTACTGGTTCATTTAGTAGTACTGTATCTTGGAGTGGTGGAAGTTCTGGTAATGCAAATACTGCTTATACATATTCTCAAGTAGGTCATTTACCTTTAGCTGGTGGTACTCTTACAGGTAACTTAATAAGAGGTAAAATAACTATTGATACTGATCATGTTTTATTTTCTCGGAATGGAAGTTATGCCGCATCTAGAGCTTGGAGATGGAGAGTAGATGATTCAGCTTGGGGGAATTTTGATTTAAAAAGGTCTAACGGAGAAGATAATACTATTGATACGCTAGTGTTGTCTTTTAATAATAGTGGAAATGCAACCTTCTCAGGAACTGCAACTTTTTCAAGTTCACCTTTATTATTATCTGCTTCAAGTCCAAGATTAAGTATAAGTAGAACCTCAACAAGCGGTAATGCAGATTTATCATTTAGGACAAATAACTCTGAAACTGATGGATGTTGGACTATTAGAATGGGTTCAGATACAACTCCTGACTTATCTTTTAATAGATGGACAGAAGGTTCTGCAGATACAGCTATAATGACTCTTAATCATGATGGTTCTTCTACATTTTCTGGGAATTTAACTGTCGGTGGAAATTTAATTATATCGGGTTCTACTACAACTGTAAATACTGCGACTATTACTGTGGAAGATCCATTAATAAAATTAGCAAGTGGAAATAGCTCTGCTGATACAGTAGATATTGGATTTTATGGATTATGTGATCCAAGTGGCTCTCAAGATACTTATACAGGTCTAATAAGAGATGCTTCAGATGGTGAATATCACTTGTTCGATTTATTAGAAGAAGAACCAACAACAACAATGAATATAAGTCATGCTAGTTTTGATCATGCTGATTTAACAGTTGGAGCTTTAACTGCTGATGATAACTCTACGTTTGGTGGTGTTGTAACTGTTGGTAATTTAAAAGTTACTGGAGCTAGTAATAGCGGTCAAGGATCAGATGGTCAAGTATTAACCTCTACTGGTTCTGGAGTTGCTTGGGAAGCTGCTGGTGGTGGTCTTTGGCAAAGGTCTTCAACTACTTTGTCTCCTGGGAATGCTGGAGATAGTATAAGTGTGGCTGCAGGTACATTTTCAGGCAATATAAATCTAACAACAGATGACTCATCTTTAAGATTCGGAGCAAATGCAGAAACAACTTTAACCCATGAACATAATGCGGGTTTAGTTTTAAATGCCGCAATGGGATTATTTTTTAGAGACTATGGTGGTGAATATATTTATTCAGCAGCTGATGGCGATTTAAGAATACATAGTGGTAGCACTTTGTCTTTACTTGCAGGTAATGTAACTGTTGGGGCAGGCAGCACTGACCAATACATTGATTTAAAAAAGGGTAATTCTGACAAACATGGAATTATAAGATTTTATAGAGAAAGTGCATTAGAATGGGGAATTGGTCATTCTTCAGGTGAAAGCGGAGATGCTTACGAAATAGGTGGTGGTCAAAATTTTGGTATATGGTATGGTTCTTCTCCATCTTATGCTATGTATTTTGATACAAATAAAAACGCTACATTTGCTGCTCAAGGAACTTTCAACGATAATCTTAATGTTGTTAAATCTGCTTCGGCAACTATTACTATAAAAGGTAATGCAGCTAACGCTAATGCTTCTCTAACATTTATGGAACAAAGTACAACAATGTGGGAGTTGAGAGCAGATGGAGGTTCAAGTGATAAGCTTTCATTTATTGATACAGGTGGAGCAGAGGTTTTAGCTTTAGCTCAAGATTCTTCTGCTGCATTTGCAGGAAAAGTTTTAGTTGGAAGTAGTCCATCTACTGATGGTACTGTAAATATAAAATGTCATACTAACGATTGGGCAGGTGGAATTAAGTTTACTTCTAATGATGGAAATCAAACTGCAATATTCCATCTAGATAATAACACTTCCTATCAGATGATGCTTAATACTAATTTTTATGTTGGTGGGAAAATTGGAATTGGTACTATACCAAATAGTGATTATTCTATAAGTGCTACTGGTAATTCGATTTTAACAACATCTTCCAATACGTCTATAAGCTCTAGAGTTAGAAATGATGATACTAATGTTATTTTAGCTTCTAGTTCAAATGGATATGGAATAGTTGGAACTGAAAATGATACGCCATTTCATATTTGGCAAAATAGTGATTCAGTTATTACAATAGACACAAGTGGTAATTCTACATTTGCAGGGGATGTTACGATAGATGGTGCTTCAACTGACTATGACCAACTTACAATAGAAGGAGCTGCTGCATCAGGAATCCGATTTAAAGATTCTGGTGGAACTACTGATGGATTTGTTTACGCAAGTGGAGGGGATATAGGATTTCTACAATCTAATGGAGGTTGGCTTGTAAAAGCAAATGCAACTTCTACTACATTTGGAGGTGATGTAATTGTTGATAATACTTCTGCAACTCACAATCTTTATTTACAAGGAACAAATGGATACCCAAATGAAATTGGAACTAACCACGATGGTGTAAGAAAAGCAGTTTTAAGAACTTATGAAGTATCTACTATTGATAGTAAAAGTTGTTACACATCAGATTATTATACCCAAGGATATAAACACGCTAATTATGGTTCAGCTATAAGATTTTGGACATCATCAGGAGATGCTAACGCTACTACTGCTTTAACAATATCACATAATAATAACGCTACATTTGCAGGTTCTATTCTTGGGGTAGGTGGAGATGCATCAACACCATCAATAGCTTTTAGTAGCGACACAAATACAGGAATATATAAAGAGGGGGCAGATTCTATAGGTTTTACAGCAGGTGGAAATAAGACTCTACAAGTTTCTGATAGTTCAGTTTTTGTTTTTGGTAAAGAAGGCTCAAATGCTTCATTAGCTCTTTACGCTGATGATGGTGATGATAATAATGATAAGTATAGAATATATGCTGAAGATGGCGGTGGCGGAATTAAAATACAAACTGTTATTAGCGATGCTTGGAAAAGTCACCTAGAAGTTGCAGGAGATGGAAAGGTATACTATAATAATCAGAATAGTGAATCTTTTATGTGGAGATACCAAGAAGATAGCAATTATGTATTACAATTAGGTCAGATTGTAACAAGCGGACTTGTAAAACATTCTTTTAATGTTAGAAATGCAGGTACTTGGTATGATAATAATTTAGTATTAGATAGAGGGATGGTTGGTGTTGGTATCGCACCAACAATGAAATTAGAATCTTATGCAAGTGATTCTTCTGCCTTTGATGCATCTCAAGGATGGGGTTCAGTTACAGGAGCAGGTATTGGAATCCATAATGCTAATAATACAACCAATGCAACAAGTAATTTAGTTTTTTATGTAGGTGGTGCAGGTAGCAATCAATCAAGAATTGCTCATATAAAAACAGCAGCTAGTTCAAGTGCTTTAGCATTTATTACTCAAAATCCATCTAGTGGAAGAACAGAAGCTATGAGGCTTGATGCTTCTCAAAATGCTACATTTGCAGGTAATGTTACTTGTGCATCTTTAAATGTAGATGGAGCAGTTGATTTTGATTTTGGAAGCACATCAAATTTAAATTTTGGTGAAGATAGTGGCGGTGTGCATATGTATGTAGGTTCTAATCAGTTTTTTAGAATCTTAGGAGATGCAGGAAGTACAGAGATTGTAAGATTTAATGATGATTTATCAACTAAATTTTCAGGTGATTTATATATAGACCAAGCAAGAAGTAACTGGAGAACAGTACAATATAGAGATACTGATAATTCCAATGCTATACAGGCTTATGTATCTTCATATAACACATCTGCAACTGATGGATTTTTAAGATTAAACGCTATTGAGTCATTACAATTTAGAACAGGTGATACAGAAAGATTAAAATTAACTTCATCTTCAGCTACATTTGCAGGAACAATAAAAACTAAAGGAACAGGTACAAGAACTATAGCACTTGAGTCAACAGATAATGCTCAGAATTTGAACATTGACTATATTGATAATGCAGGTAATCCGTATTCAAGAATTAGATGGAGGGAAGGCGAATGCGATTGGACATTTCAATCGAATGTTACCTCATCATCAACTGACCTTGTGACCATTTCAAATACAGGCAACGCTACATTTGCAGGAAGTATGGTAGTGGCTAATACTTCTGCTGATTTACAAGCTACTTTTGGTGCAAATAATGAAGCATTAGATGACCCATATATACGAATTATTGGTCGTAATACAGCGAACTCTTCTGGGTATAATTTTGATATAGGAATGGATGCAGATACTCCAAAGGGTTACTTATCGTTTGGAGGAACAACTGCTTTATCTTTTGATACATCTGGAAACTCTACATTTGCAGGTGAAATTGTTGCAAGTAAAAAGGTCACTATTACAGCAGAAACATCTGCTTATGGAATACATTTGAATAGTGGAAGCTCTGGTTCTACCGCACCTTTCTA